AAATCTGATTATCCTTGAATGATGAACGTTTATCTCATATGTATCGTCTGCATCTCTTACCGTGTAATAATCAGGCAGTCCAAAGTCAGCGTCATCTGGGTCTGTTACAATCTTGCCTTGCGGAAACACACCTGACCACCTATCCAATATCCTTATGCCTTGAAATGCTCCGGGCATCACCGTGCCCATGTCCAGTGGCTTGCTCAGATCTTCCTGTCCTTTTATAAGGATAAGCCCGACAGCTCCGCCGTACAGCCTCCCCCAGCATAAGCCATCAAGGATCTTTTTCTTTATCTGTGTTTTGCGTTCCAGCCTTTCAAAATCATCTATGTAGTCCTGATCTATCATTGTAGACAGTTCAAACCATTTCCGTACCATATCAGTTGGGATGATCTGTACAATGTTCTGTACTATCCAATTGTCACGGTACATCGAAGTAAGCAACTGATAATTCTGCCCTAATCTCGTCATGGGGTAGTCGGTAGCTTGCATAAGATCAAAAGTACCAAACCCCAGCCTTGCCGCCGGATTTGAAAATGCATCTGTAGTTTTTCTGTGTTTTCTCTTTCGGCTCATGTCCTTTTTCTCCATGATGGAAGGTTGTTGATTCTGTATCTCAGCGCGTCTACGCCATGATCTGCCTCTTTCACGGGCTTGTCTTCCCCGTGCGCCGATGCTTTATCATCCCAAACATATGAATGAAGTTCATCAATCAAACCTCTGCACCGTTCATTTATCATTATTTTTTTGTTAGCAAACATGGTGTTTACTACCCTTATGCCGTCCGCCACGTTGTTATCTGCCGCAATTACCTGGTATCCTCTCCCTCTAAGCTCTTGTATAAATGAAGCCGCTGACGGGTCTACAATTATAGAGCATATAAATTCGGGGTCGCTCCCCATGAATGCCGCCATATCGTCCGCATATTGCGAATCGGTCTTTTGCGGTTTTCCCGTCTGCTTTGCCTCAAGGCTCCGCGAGTCCCACCTATATTCCCTGTCAATCCATATCGTTTCCCCGTCATCGTAGGTGTCAAGGTAGACGCATGGATTTGTTGTTCCGTAATCACAGCTTATTGTCCTTATAGCTATGTTATATAGCCCCGTGGGTGTTTCATTGTATATATTCGCATCTGTAAAGGTAGGGAATATCAGCCCCTCCGCACGGGTCCACTCACCCAACACAAGCCGATCATAATAAACTGTGCCTTTGTATTCTTCGCATAGGTTTTTAACAAAGTCTTTTGGCAGATAGGGGTTATCAAACAAAGTATATTTTTGGAGGTAAATATCGGCTCCCGACTCAATAAACCTTTTGAGCCAATGTGTTGGGTTCTCAGGATTTAATGACCCGTCAAAACATGAGTAAGGCTTATCAAGACGGCTTTTCACCATCTCAAATACTTCCTCATTCCATTTTGCCACTTCATCGCCATAACAGTATTTGAATGATGCGCCCTGCACCTTTGCGACTTGTGAGATTTTTTCCGCGCCCAGACAGTACACGCGCTCTCCGAATAATACCGCTATGTTTTCAGAATTTATAGTGCCTATCCGTTTGTGTCCGTATATCTCACGCATAGGCTGTAATACGTTACGTTCTATTGTGGATTTGCTTACTCCCAATAATACCGCAATGCCGCTTTTCCCTTTTCTCTCTATAATCCGTTGGGGGATAACGTAGGATACATCTACAAACGATTTGCCGCTTCGCACTGCCCCGCATTTTATCCCCCATCTTTTATTAGCGTTCCGGGCGTATTCTTTTTGCTTTTCAGTAAGGGCAACCATTCAATCACCCCTTAATGCTTTAAGAAACGCTTTTACCTGATCATCATCGGTCTCAGCTTCTACTTGATCACTCTGTCCCAGGTACTGCTTGCCTAAAAATATAGCCATTGCCGCGTTCTTTTCAGCCAGCCGGAACTGACTCCTCCTGAGGCTGATTTTCCCTAATCCTCTTTTTATTTCGAATATTTCGGAAAAACTCATGCCATAGGTTTCATGACACCACTTCGATAGGGTTTTATCATCACAATCAAAGAAAGCGCACATCTCTGTGATTGTACATTGCAAGCCGCAGAGCTTTTCAAATTCGCTTTGATCTATATTCTTTTTTGGTCTGCCTGTTCTTGCCATTAAATCACATCCTTACAAGGTATCTTCATTCCATCCAATCTCTAAAAGTTTAATTTCCCGAAGATCCAAAACCATTGGCTCCCCTTTCGCTTTCTTTAAATGACTCGGCAACTTCCAAGCTGTCAATCAAGCAAGGCTGTATAACAAGCTGTATGATTTTGTCCCCCTTGCTGAATGTATAATCTTTATCGCCGAAATTATAGAGCTTCGCTACTATCGTTCCTGTGTATCCGCTGTCGATCACGCCCCCAAGGGATACGACGTTATGCTTCACGTTAAGCCCTGATTTGCTTTCAAGTTTTCCAAAGTATCCCCGTGGAATCTCGATTGCTACCCCGGTATCGATCGAAATGCTCCCGTTCGCAGGCACGCAAAAGGCGTGAGGTGCTTTGATGTCTAACCCTGCATCGTTTTCATGTGCCCTTTCCGGCATAAGTGCCGAACTATTAAGCATTATTTTCATTATTAAATCTCCTTTTAATGATAACACTATTTTTAATATTTTTCAATGCCATATATTTACCATATGATATCCCCATTTTTCGTGCTTCTGCCGCATCCTCAGTGAGGCTGTTCTCTTTTCTTCCTTTTTTTTCTTCTCTCCGTGGCGGCTCATATTTTGCCTTGCATTCATCTGAGCAGAACTTTTTGCCCGAATTTTTCCAAAGAAACTTTTTTCCGCATATTGCGCAAGTACACCAATACATCATCTTACCAACATTGTTTGCATTGCTGCATTTCTTGCTGCAGAATTTTTTATGTGCGCCTGTAAGCTCTCTGCCGCATACAATGCAATTCATAGCATCACCTCTTTTTTATCATTATGATCATCTGTGCTATTCCCACAATCAGAATTGCAAGCGAGAAATTGCCACGCCCCATCTCGCTTACAACTACTTCAATAAAGCTCATATATTAAACCTTCTTTTGATTTCTTTTTCGATATCTTCCACCGTGTCCGTCCCTATCCCGATCGAATCGGCTAACTGTTCGTATGACTCCATGAATCGGTGAATCCTCTTGTCACCAAAGCCGAACACATCGGCAAGAATGGCAATGGATAGCTTCATGCAGATATTCTCCGCTGCCTTTGCTACCTTTATGCTGTGTTCTCTGTTGGTGTATTTTCTGTAGTTGGGAAATTTTACATTCATTCCTTATCCCTCACTTTCTGCCTTGTCCTCCGCATTTAATCCTCTGCCACATAATGGACAAAATTTTATAGGTAATTTTTTAGTTGTGCCACTATCACAGGCATAATCGTAGTACGAATAAATTTCTTTATTAACAAATGATAATCCAACTGATAGGTGCCTGCCATATCCTATGGTTTCATCACTTATGCTTATATGATCTTTAGTAAAACAGTCACATCTATCGTCCTCTTCTATTTTTACCCATTCTGCATTATTTCTTAAATCGTAAATTTTACTGAAATTCATTTCTGGCACATAATGTCGATATTTGTAATCTTTTGTCCCGTCTAATTCCTCTTGCGATATATTTAACACCGTAGTTCCAGCCTTGTAATTTGGTAAATCTTTTAGTAAAATTAGTTTATATTTCTTATTTGACATACATCCACCCCGCTTTTTGCCTTGTACTTGTCAATGATTTTCTTGACATCATCCTCTTTAACATACATATCAATATGATTTGCAAAAGGATATGTTTTCGGCAACGCCCCTACCTCAGCTCTTATCTTGTCAAACACCTCTGTCTTTGGCTGTGCGTCAGCTTTACCACGCTCGTAAGCCCTTTCGTATTCTCCGCTTAATGCAATCTCTCTTTTTGCATCGTTATAACCTGCCTCATAGAATGGTGTGCGTTCTCTGTAGTCCTTTAATTCTTTCAGCCATTCTGCAAGCTGTCGGTGTTCTGCGGCACATTTGGTAATGTTCCAATCAGTATCCTCATTGAAATAACCGCCTTCACCGCCTTTTTTATAGCAAAATTTTTCATTTTCTTCTGCCACTTCTTCACAATGCTGAATTGCTTCGTCTAATGTCATTTTCTTCCTCACTTTCTGCCTGCGGTGTATCTGATGGTGCTTTAGGCAATTCTCTTTCTTTCTGTAATTCAGGATGCCCTAACGCTCGTTTTAAGTCATTTCCGCTTGCATAATCGTGCAAATCATCAAGGCTTTGATTTCGTTCTTCATCCATTAGTTTCATTTCGTAATCATAATCCTTGTATAAAATGCTCATAATCGTTCTTGTATCACCGTTTGTTCCGTTTAATGCGTCTACTCCCTTATAGGGTTTTCTGCTTAATGCCCTCATCATTGACAGACTCCACAGTGTAATTTCGGGCTGTATGGCATTGAGAAAGTATGCCAACTGGTCATCTGACATATTTCT